ACTTGATCGTTACTCGACCAGAGTTCCAAACGTTCTCCTAATTTCACGTAGCTCCTCAAAATTCTTCTGTTTAGTGCCGCCATCATATGCCCAAGCATAACCCTCCGTAATCATTTTTTCATTTAAGGAAACAGTATCCTCGCCAACATACAACCAACCAAGAAGCCTACCATACTTCCCCATGCCACCCTTAAGTTCAGTTCTAATAGTGAGTTCTTCATCTCCTGCAATAGTATCTTCTAAATGTTTTTTCATCCAATAGGTAGCATCAAGACCGAGGGCTTTTTCCTCCAAATCTTTCGTTCTCTTCTCTGGGGTATCTACTCCCGCAATCCTTACCCGTTCTTTCTTGTATAAATCGAATCCAAGATCTATGGTGACATCTATCGTGTCCCCGTCCACTACCCTGTCTATCTTCACGACTCGGAAGTTGTAACAACTCTTCCTGCTCGGTGGAACCATCGCTCCCATCTTCTTCCCACTCCATTTCTTGTAGTGAGTTATTTAGCATCTCTTCAATTGGAGTTCTTTCTTGTTCCGACTTCCAATCCCTCATCTGTTGAATCACCGTGTTCGGATTCAGTGGAGATGTGACTATGAATAATGGAGTTAAAATATTAATCATAACTTTCATTGTAATAATCAAAAAGTGCTTGATTTATATCAAACTCAGGATTTATTCTTTTTTGTTTCTTTTCCCACTCCTTCATCTGTTCAATCCAATTATTAATAATCTGTGTGTTATCAGGTAACAAACCATCATAAGGTTGCTGCTTTTCTGGGAACGCTTCTGCTGATGGTGCAAAATATCCTGCTCCAATAAAAGCAACCGCTACCGATCCAAACAGACCTATAGCGGCTACCACTTTCTCATTTGCTCTAACTCTTTCAGTGAGCTCCTTCTGTTTCTCCAGTAATCTCTCTACCTGCGTCTCCAAGATTGCTATCTTCACTTCTTTGCTCATTAGGATACCAAGTATCATACATGAATATGTAGTAAATTGTCAACGAGACTGCTACTAAAAGAATAGCAATCATTATATTAACGGATTGAACTACCTCACTGTACATGGATAACACCCTTCATACCTGCACCAGCGTGGGGATCACATTGAAAATTATAATCACCTGCTTCATGAAAAGTAACTTCAAAACTTTCGCCAGGTGAAAATGCTAAGTCGTTGTGTGATAGTTCATCATGTCCAGCGAACATGACATTATGTGGAGGCAGTTCATTATTTACAAACGTAACCGTATCTTCAACATTAATTGTTAATTCACACGGTGCAAAGACTAACATACCATCCTTACCCATTTGAATTTCTGCTGCCCATGCTGATTGTGCTAACGAGAATGATAGAAAAAGTGAGGTGAGCATAATAGTGAGTCTACTCATCCACCACATTATTTCGTGCTTCATAATTAATGTCCCATAGGAATACCTGCTGCCATAAAGTCAGCAACCTTTTTTACTTCTTCACTCACACAATAGTCAACAAAATGAGGATGCTCCTGTAAATAGGGAACATCCTCTTTTGAGTATTGTATTGCTTGATATGAATCTGCAGCATACTCGCAGATTTCAAAGTGATGTAATTCTGTGTCGTGATAACCGACTGTGTAATGCTTCTGTTGCGTTAGGGGCATGATTTTTCAATCCCATACTAACAGTATTTATAGCACAGACTAGTAATTTTTGCCTAGTTCAGTGTGGACACCCTGACTGAGTGTTAGTTCCACAACCTAGTTAATTGCCGAACATCAGACACGCCATACAGTGCCTTACAAGTTTGTTCTGCATCCTCTCTAAGATTAGATGGTGATATAAATTCAACCTTTGTTAATCTATTTGAGTTAAGTAAAATCTGTGCTGACCATTTGGTTTCTCTCATGAGTCCATCACTTTCTCTTCATAAAAAATATAACCACTATAATCAACCATTATATTCCACCAAGATCCTTCTACATCCTCTCTGTATGCCTCTAGAATGGACTCAGCACCGTTATTAGTAGTCCACTCTCGAACCCACCATTGCTCTACGTCATCCCATTCATAACCTTTCTGTATTAATTGAGTCTCTTCTAACATTTTTAAGATACCTTACCACCTGTACAGTTCCAGTCAGAATCTGGATTTACTTTATCCATATAATTAAATCCAGATCCCTCTGGATATATGTATTGTCCATTCTCATCAAACTTACCTGAGGTGTCTGCTATCCTAGACTCCTTTGAGGGATACTTGGGATAAGGTCTTAACCCTGCTCTCATCTCATTACCCTTTCTCCTTCTCAACTGATTACCAGTCTCAGGTATATTATCTTTTTCTAACCAAGCAGTACCTAGTATCTCCTTGATCATCTCCTTAGTATAACCCTTGGGATGACTCACAGGAGAATAGCACCAATAATAAATCCCTTAGCAAAGGCAATACACTTAACTTGATAATCAGTTAAGTTAAATTTATCCTGTAACTTCTTTATCATTTTCTTATCCCATTCCTTTACATGATATAAAACATGTACAACAGGATTCATTTTTTCGTGATCGCCGCAAGACATTAGTTTATCTCCTTATAGTTTAAATGTTTCGTCTGACTTATCATCAGTACTAATCTTGATAGGTGCTTGCTCAATTCTAATTGTTTGAGTAGGACCAGTCTGAGATGCTTTCTCTATTAATAGTTCAAGATCTTTCTTACTGATGCCACCGCCACCGTTACCATTACCACCGTTACCGTTACCATTGTTCTGCATCTTCATAGTGCCATCACCCTTTTTACTAGCAGTCTGAATTCCGAAGCTAGCTAAAACTCCTGTAAAAACCGAAGCTATAAAAGTTGGATCAATTTTCTGTTGTGGTACACCTGGTATGGCAACATAATTTAAAGTCAATATTCCCCCCGACCAGGCAAGAACGGTAATGCGAACAAATGTACTAATGATAGCAGCTTGTTCTTCTGCATCGGGTATGATGGCAGACTTTACTTTACCAAAGAAACCTTTCTTTTTAGGTTCTTCTTCATGTAGTTCTTCTTCAAGAACCTCTTCTTCTTTAATTTCTTCAGCCATTCTAATAAAGCAACTAGCTTATTTAGAAATTAGGAGTTGTTGGAGTATCAGATAATGAAGCTTGTCCTGCTGGTGGTGCTAGATCAGGTGTTCCTACAGGAAGATCTCCTCCTATTCCTCCACCCATTCCACCTATACCTATAGAATCGAGTGCTTTTTCCGTAACACTTTCTATGATGGCATCTTTATTAACGTAAACGTAAGCACCAGTGCCAACAACGGCAACAGATACAGCAGCAGACGCAAGAGCAAGTACATTAATTATTTTTTGCATTGTATTAAAGTAAGTAAGTTATTTATTATAGTACGCATCATAATATTTGACAACACCTGAGGAAATCTTATGTCCCTTACTTATCCACTCGTCGGCACATTCATAAATTGATTGGTTTGAATATTTTCCATCTCCAAATTGTTTAAACAGAATCATTAAGACTTGCTGCCTTAATTTTAATTGTTCGTCTGTTAGTGTTGCGGTCATTTTAATCCTCCATCATAAATGACATCATAGTCATAAACATAGTAGTTGTCATTACGACACCGACAACCACCATGAATACCATTTGATATATTTCAGTAAAGTTAATCATATCAACCCCAAAGAACCTGCGGTCATTCCCACAGTCACAAAAAATCCAAACTCTAAAAGATCTCTAGAGCCTGGAGGAATTGATGTTAATAATACTGCGAGTGGTATCATTGGAATACAAATGATAAACTGTTTGTATATGCAGTTACTGCTACTGCTGCTACGAAAATAAGTTGATACATGTTTTTAAAATTAAAATAAGTACTCCGACCATTGCTACACGGCCATTCCATCTTTCAGCAAATCTCCAATAATGATGATGTGGATCCATTATGCACCTGATGGGACAGTGGCAGGAACCATTTCCCGTGAACGGATTCTGATTCCTTTACCACCATCATCGTCATCGTCATCGTCAAAACCACGTAGAAGTAATTCAACCATTACAAGTGCTGTCATTGGATAAAAGATCCAAAGAATTGCTTTCCAAATTGGGAATGTATCGACTGCGGTTTGTAACTCACCCATTTATTTTGATATGCTGATAACTTACGAGTAATTATTTAGTTATGTAAAGT